TGCCTGGTCAATTTTATAACAGCTATTTAATAAATAACGGACATTAGTAAACCAACGCAACCAATAGAGGCTATTAAGATGGAAAGAGTAACCAAGAAAACATTAGAGGTGCAAATCATCTGGTTGAACAAGCAGTTCAACAGAGACCCTGAAGCGGTCGGATGCTTTCAACTTGATTGCGCTTACGGTGGTTATAGATTAGTCAAACTGTGCAACGATTCTGGAGCGCAGTCGGACATCTCGCCACGAGGTACAGCGCGGGAGACATTGGCATTCATACGAGCGTTCAGTGATGGCGCAGCATTCTTTGAAAGAGAGGTGGCATAATGAGCAAGTCAATACTGGTGGAGATAAAGGAATCATACGGGCGCAAGGTGATCTACCCTGCGTGTAACAATGCCGAGACCTTTGCACGTCTTACTGGGTGCAAGACTCTTACAACTGCGGCCCTTGAGCTGATAGAGCAGCTAGGTTATACTATTGATGTCGAACAACCTACTTGGAGATAATGAGATGAGTAAACAAGAAACGTATTATTATGCAAAATGCTTCATCGTGGCCGGTGTTGTGGGGTTTTTCATCGGCCGTGCCCTTGCACTTTGGCTGCCATAACGAGGAGATGACAATGCTAAAGAATTACGATTACAAGGGTAACTCTGCGCTGCTTAGGATGCAACGCAGAGAAAAACTAAACGATCAGCTGGCGAGGCTTAACGGTATGCTGCTGCTGTCACTGGTCGCCGTGGGCACTGTCACGCTGGTAAACTGGCTGCTAATAGCGAGGTACGGCGTATGAGTAGGATGCCATGTAGTGTCACAGATGACCCGAGCTTTGACTATAGCGACTATTACGAGGGCAAAGGGTACTACGCAACCAACGAGCAAGACGATGACGAAGACAACCACGACAACGAGGAGCAAAGCACATGGTTTTAAACACACTGGAAAGTAAAATTGTAGAATGGCATTATGATCGCAACCTGATCAACGGATCAACGGACATCCAACAGTTTGAGAAGCTGCTGGAAGAGGTAGAGGAGCTCAGGCTGTCATTGAATAGCGATCTCACGCCCGTTGACGACATCGGGGATATCATAGTAGTGTTAATCAACATCGCCACGAGACACGGTCTGACGCTGTTTGACTGCCTGTATCATGCCTATAATGATATCAAGGATAGGAAGGGCAAGATGGTCGATGGTATTTTTGTCAAGGAGCGAGTCGATCAGAGTGTCAGCAGCGGAGGCCCGCGTACAAACATACACGACAGTTTTTATCAGTCAGGCTTTGAGGACGGGAAGAAGTTCAAGTACAGATACACTCGGGTCATGGGTGACGTAACGCCAAACCTAGGGCCAGAGCTTGCAAACGAGTACAACAAGGGATACAATGCGGGCATCCGTCACCAGCACATGAGGAACAGATGATGGGATTTATTGATCTACTGTTGGCAACGGCAACAGTCATGGGAATTATTGTTGTAACGTATGGTATAATTATTTTAGAACTGGAGAAAAAAAGAGATGATTAATAAGTTTATATTTGGTAAGCGTTTAAACGTTGAGTGGCGCAACGGCACAGGTCTAGACATAGAATTTTGCGATAGTCGGCCAGTGTGGGTCTATAACGTAAACACTGAAGAGACGGAAGCTATGCCCTTTATGGGCACGATTATCCTGCTGCCCTTGATTATGATTAGCTACGGTAACGTATACACAGAGGAGGAACCATTGGATGAGTAGGATTAAAGAAGAGATGTTGGGCTATGAGTACGTACAGAACGACTGGATCGAGCCGCGGGCACACGTCATGGTTGACGAGCTGGTCGAGTATCAGGTCTACTGTATGACGCTCTCAGAGCTGACACAGCGAGTCGCAAAGCAGATGCGTGACGAGTACTATAGTAACCCTTATGACAACATGACAAAGCAGCACAGAGAGGTCTTTCAAAATGAGCAGATGTAAAGCGTGCGACACTATAATGACGGAGTATGAGTTAAAGAGGATCGACGTGCTGACTGGTCACCACCTAGACCTATGTAATGTCTGCTCTTCCTACTCTAACGACGCTATAACACAGCTAGGAGATACTTATGTAGTAGAGTCCGAACAATTAAGTGAGAAAGAGCTTGACGACATTTTGAATAGAGGTTATAATACTTAGGTAAGCAAGGAAAAGTTTTAGAATTAATCTTTAAAGTATTAACCAAACGATCCTTAGGATCATAACATAGAGGAAGTAACCATGGCAGTATTAGAAGGCTTAGTAGCATTTGAAAACCTAGACGAGCATGAGATGTATCAGGGTCAGTCAACAGGTAAGTTCTCGCTGGTTCTCAGCTTGGATGAACCAACATCTGACGTGTTGTCAGCATCAGGTGTCAAGCTTCGCGAGTACGAGGGCACCAAGCAGCGTAAGTTTAGCACCAAGTACGATGTTCCTGTGATGGACGCGGAAGGTAATCCTTTCAAGGGTCGCATTGGCCGAGGCTCTAAGGTGCGTATCATGTATGCAGAGGGTCAGCCACATCCAGTACACGGTGTGTCAACCTATCTCAACAAGATCAAAGTTCTTGAGGTCGCAGAGCAGGAAGGCGGAGAGAACTTCTGATGACAGCAGAGTCAACCTTTGTTCAACATGAGTCATGCCCGTCGTGTGGCTCATCTGACAATCTGGCTCGGTATAGTGATGGACATGCAGTCTGCTTCTCTGGGGGCTGCAACCATTACGAACACGGCAACGGCCAGATAGGTCAGGCAACACAACGTAAACCAATGAGGTCATTAGAAATGACAGGTGTAATAGCAGCGATACCCGACAGGCGTATCTCACAGTCCATATGCCAGCGGTATGGTGTGACAGTGGAGTACGGAACGGATGGGACAATATCCAAGCATCACTACCCGTATCACAGTAAGGAAACAGGTGCGGTGACAGGAACCAAGGTGCGGATCACCGAATCAAAATCATTCTATGCAACAGGAGATTTTAATGACGCGGGTCTCTTCGGCCAACAGGCGTTTAAGTCAGGCGGCAAGTACATTACGATCACGGAAGGCGAGGCAGACGCAATGGCTGTCAACGAGATGTTCGACGGCAAGTGGCCAGTCGTCTCAATCAGATCAGGTGCAGCAGGAGCAGCCAAGGACATCAAAGCCAACCTCGAGTGGCTCGAGTCCTTCGAGAATGTGGTCATCTGTTTTGATAACGACAAGGCAGGACAGGAGGCAGCCAAGTCAGTGCTTAATCTGTTCACCCCCAACAAAGCTAAGAACGTTACGCTGCCCATGAAGGATGCAGGTGACATGCTCAAGAGCAATCAGGTGCAGGGTTTTGTCAAGGAGTGGTGGAACGCTAAGACATTTAGACCGGATGGTATTGTCTCAGGTTTAGATACTTGGGATATGCTACAAGAGCAGCGGGATGTCAAGTCCATACCGTATCCTTGGACTTGCTTGAACGAGTACACCTATGGCTTTAGGCGTAAGGAGTTAGTCACCATTACCTCAGGGTCAGGCATGGGTAAGAGCCAGATCATGCGAGAGCTGGAGCACTACCTGCTCGGAGCAACGGACGATAACATCGGTATCCTAGCACTAGAGGAAGACATCCCCAAGACTACGCTAGGTATCATGTCCATTGAAGCCAACAAGCTGTTACATGTACCAGAGGTACGGGCCGAGACTACACCAGAGGAGGAGCGAGCTTACTGGGAACGCACCTTCGGGCTAGACCGCTTGCACTTACTGGATCACTTCGGCAGTACCAGTGAAGATGACCTGCTAGGACGCATACGTTACATGGCCAAGGGACTGGACTGCAAGTGGATCATACTAGACCACCTCAGTATTGTAGTCAGTGACCAGTCTAACGGTGACGAGCGTAAGGCTATCGACAGCATTATGACTAACCTCCGTAAGATAGTTCAAGAGACAGGCGTTGGGTTGTTCCTAGTGTCACACCTGCGTAGACCAAGCGGTGCCAAGGCACACGAGGACGGCGGTAAGATCAGCTTGGGTGAGCTACGTGGTTCAGCAGCCATTGCACAGCTCAGTGATATGGTGATAGGTTTAGAGCGTGACCAACAGAACGCTGACCCTGAGGTACGCAACACCACTACGGTACGTGTACTTAAAAATAGATTTGTTGGCTTGACTGGCCCCGCATGTTACCTGTACTACGATAAGGAGTCCGGTCGCATGATTGAGACAGCTTGTCCGGCAGGAGATGACTCGGAGTTTTAGATGAAGCAGATTGTATTTGACATTGAAGCCAACGGTTTAAAACCTACAAAGGTCTGGGTAATTGT